TACAGTACACACGATATATAATCGTAATGTTTCAGCTGTCCTGCTTATTGTATGCATCAAGATCAGACAGCGCTGAACCTGCACCCTTTTCGACCGCCTTCATGCACTCCTCGAAGCTTCCGCCCTGTACTACAGCCTGTGCAAATTCCTCAGACTGCCTGCAAAACGACTTAAGTGCCTCGCATACCGGGTCCTTCATGATTTTTATTTTGCTGCTCGATGATTTGATTTTTTCATCAAGCTTTTTCAAAGCCTTACCGCTGAAAATTTCGTAACTCATATTACACCTTGACTTTCTTCCGAGTATGTGATATACTCAGATTGTAATAGTAATTTGTTCTGTTTTCCGCTCCCTCAGGTGTTTCGACCGCCTGCGGGAGTTTTTTTATATAATTTATCTATCGCCTTGGCGATGTTTATCCGATAGTTGATGATGTCAAAAAGCTGCTCATACTGCCAGCCCACTACCAGATCCTTAAGTGATGCGCCATCAGGATTGGGATAATCGGGAAGATGCGTCTTGTAGCAGCTGTAATAAACCTTTTGGAGATATTTCCACAGCTCCCGTTCCCACTTTATCCTTGCGGCATCTCCCATGGGACGATAGATTTTATTTGCATATATGTAGTATTCATACAGCGCACCAAGCACCGTATTTCCGACATTAAGCTGATATCCAAATGTAGCCTTGCCGTCAGTAAATATTCTGAGGTGTCTGTCGCTTTTATCCACGACTGACCTCCCGAACCATAGTAAACAGCGCTGCTACGGAAAGTGCAAGAACGATAACCAGCGAGCGCCCTGTTATAGCGCCGTTTATGACAATATCTGCCACTGTTGCAGCTGACTGCAAAACAGCCATTGCAATACATATCGCCTTTTCATACAGCGCTTTGCTTGATGACCTGCGCCTCTTTTTCAACTCCTTAAAGTCTCCTCGGAATCGTTTAAGGGTATGCCTGTCCAGCGTGCCGATGTCCTGCTCCAGGTATGCTGTTATGACCGTTTCTGCGTCCTCCGCACCATAGCAGACCGCAACGCAGTGACCGTAACGCTCCAGCATTTCAAGCCATACCGCCTGATTATCCGTCAGCCTGCCGCCAACCTTTTTAAGCTCTATATATAGTCCTATGTACTCGCCGCTTGGTACCGGAAGGCATATATCGGGAACGCCCGAGCGAAGCCCCATCTGCCTGAGCTTGCCGCCTGTAACAGCTGAACGCTTGCCCTCATTGGGTACATGATAAATCGCTTCCAGCTCAGGGTACTTGCTTTGTGCCCATGTACACCACTGCATGAGATGTATCTGCTCTGCTTCCTCACTAACCGATGCGGAAATTATCTTTTTATACTCGTCCGTTGTCATTTTTCTTTTCCCCTTTTTCATCGTACCCTTCTGCTTCCAGTAAGGGCTTGAAATGATTTATTATCTTTGTCTCGAACAGACCTGCCAAAAAGACTACTGCCGCTCGGGGATTATCCGTCTGCAATAAAATCTCACCGTCACGTGTGACCATAAAGATATCGTTTGCAGGGTTGATGAAAAGGATATCCCCGAATTTCTGTGGATTTATCATATAATCCGCTCCCCAAGATACTTGTGAAGCTTCTCAGGACTTTCAGTGATATATGGAAGCGGTGCATAGTCATCGGGAGACATATCGTCATCGACAAGCACAATGCCGTTGAAAGTGTATTTTCTGTAACTGCGCCAGTCTTCAGGAGTAACCACGATTATAACCTCGTGAGATTTGACATACACTGCTATTCCCGTTACGGTATAGCTATTGCAATATTGGGGATACTCTGCCTTTATTTGTGCCCGCAAAAAATCACGCATGGCACTTGCAGACTCTTCTGTTGGCATAATTATAAGTGCCTGCTTGCACAGTGTGATGTTCAGCAGTGCTTTAAGCTCACGCTTTGTCAGCATTTTTATTCCTCCTCAAAAAGTGACATTTGGTTACTATCAGTACCCGTCCACCAATCGTAAACGTCCTGACCAGATTCCCAAGTATATTGAACGTGATTTTTATTCTTCATCAGCATTCTATCAAACGCATGAATATATAATTTTTTATATTTGGGATATTTTTCAAAATCCCGTATCATGTTTTTTTGACCTGGAAGGGGGCAGCCGATGCAGCCAATACGGTTTTCACCACATTGATACAACGGATTGCCGCTGCAGCCGTAATGGTGAAGGAACGTCCAAACATCCGTATCAGACCAATCGACTATAGGATTAACCATAGTTGATGTTGTACGATAACAGTGTTCAACCAGGCGACGGCTCGGACTATTATCCATGTTCATTATTATTCCACCTTTGGGCGTAAGGCCTATATCAGCTTGTAATGTTTCGGCCTGTTTCTGTACGGTGATAGGTTTCCCGATAATTTTGACTACTCCACTATTTTTCGCACGGGCGGTACTTTCGGCAGCTCTTACACCAGTGACTTTTAGGCGATTTTTACCACCAATTTCTTTTAGCTCGCTACAGCAATATCGCATTAAACGTGTTGGTGGTATCTTTTTTTCTTCTATCAGTGACCACATTGATACTCTGTTGCCATTTTTGTCGTGTGGAATATCAATGGATACACCAGGTATGGATTTTATGTAATAGACGGTCTCAGGCGCATCAACAGATGTTAGATTATGATGCAGCTCATATTTTACGCCCGACAGTTCGGCTAAAATACGAATTACGTCACTATCTTTACCACCACTATAACAAACATGATATGGTTCTTCCTGCTCAAAAGCTCTCAGTCGCTCAATGGCTATGCGCTCTTTTTTATTTAAATCATTCATAGCAATCCTCTTTTGCTTTCCTGCCCATGTCCTGCACCGTCCTTACTCATTGCCCATGCCCTGGCCGTCTGCAAGCTGTTCTGCAGCTCTGCCGCCTTGGTCACTGACACCTGTTTGTTTTTGCGCTTCTGACGCTCCGAGCGGTCGAGCTCCGCCGCTGTAGGCGCAGACTGATTAAATATATCCACCACTGACGGCGGAAGCTGATATTTGGCACGGGTCTTGATTATCTCATGTAGCTGTGCAGCATATTTCTCTCGCTGACCGCCTGTTTTATCGTCAATAACGCCATCGTCCAGCATTTCGTTATACTGAGCCGCCTTATTCTGCACCGAAAGCAGAAACTGCATAAGCCGCTTCTCGCCGAAGCCGTATTCCTCGTGAAGAACGTCCAGAACGGTCAGCAGGTTATCTTCCATTGTCTCGAAAATAGTCCGCCAGTTCTTTTCCCTAAATGCCTTTTCACTGTTGGCCTTCATATTACCCCGCCCTTCTCGTAAAATTCCATAAGGGTCTCCTTGGATATTCTCCAGCCTGCGTCCGTTTTTAACGCACGTATCTTGCCATTTGCGCACTTCTGGCGGATAGTCTCACAGCATATGCCTAACAGCTTACTGCAAAACGGGATATCCACAAACAGCGGAACCTCGTCCCAGCTGTAGATATACAGCCTTGCCTTTTTCTTGTTCATATTCATGCTTAGCAGCCCTCCTTACGTATTAGTGCGTTACGACCTCGAAGCCCTTGACAGGCGAAACAAACCTGTAAATGATTACCTGGCACTCGCCGTCAGTGTCCTCAGCGTGCTCCTCCGCAGCTTCTCTCGCTTCTTCCTCGGTGTCAAATACTCCTACGACATCGTCAAATCCGTCGTATGTATCAATTACCTTATACATTGTCTTACCTCCCGAACGTATGTCCGCTGCGGCTCATTGCTCCCAGCATTATCAGCTGCGCCTCGACCCTTGCCTTCTGTGGGTCATTGGGAAACTTCTTTCTGGCCGCTTTTATGGCTTTGCGCTCCTGCTGCATCTGCTCGACGGCAGAAAGGCAGGTGCGCTTATTCTGGGTTCCCGATGTATGCTTGCGTCTGCTCATTTGATTTTCTCCTTGCTGTTGACATCTCAACTCCCTAAGATGTATAATTTGACTAATGAATTACCGAAAAGGCACATTTCCTGTAATTCAGACCCTCTTACGGAAAGGGGGTGTTTGCTTTCTTCTTTTTTGATAGCGATATTCTCATGCGAATTGAAACCCTGCATGAAGAAAGAATGTCTATTCCTCGTTCAACACACCTGCAAATCCAAAAAGCTGTGCTGAATGCGGCAACACCGGACATTTAACGCTTATCCGCTCCCGTGGTGTGCCCTGCGGGGGCTTTATTTTTGCCTTGACATCTGCCGCTTACTGCGGTATGATGTTTTCAATGAGCTTGCGTTCAAGGCACATTGCCGCAGGCTCAGACCCTCTTACGGAAAGGGGGTGTTTGCTTTCTTTTTTTTCT